AGTGTTCGCTATCAGCAAACCTAGCTGAATTTCTAAAATGTTTATAGATAACGATTTTCCGAAGCTGTTAGGTGCCGAGTTATACAGACCACATCCAGCGTATATCGTTGAAATGGCTTCCGAGCCTGTGGTTGTACATGACTTCACCAAGCAGCCAGGTCAGACCGTTCAGTTAGACCGTTATCGCTTCTTTGGTAATCCAGGAACTAAGACCTCTAGAGAGAGGACTCAGGACCAGACTATCGGAACAGCGAATAGCAGATCTATCGTAAAGGATAAAGTACTTGTATCTCTTAGAGAATATACAGGTCCTGCTGACCCAAATAACACAACTCTTCCTAGCACATTTAAAATTGCTAGAGAAACTCTAATGACAGCTCAGCGTTTGCTGCTTGATACTGGGAACCTTAATATGTTCCATCAGTCAATTGGTTCACTGACTTTATTAGATGATTACAGAAGATGGAGAGACAGAGTATTCATTGATGAGCTATTCAAATCTGAATCTCGTGGTCAATCTTCTGATACACAAGGTGGTTACTACTACCCTAACGGCAAAGCAAAAGCTGGTGGTGGTGGTCTTAATGCTTATTCAGCTACAGAATATGCTTCTGAGCGTTTTAAGTTCAATGTTAAGACTGACTTACTTGAAGTAGTTAAGAGCCTAAGAAAGCGTCATGTACCAGTCTTCGCAGACGGATACTATCGCTGTATTGCAGATCCTTCATTCATGAAAGATCTAAGAGCCGATCAAGGCTTCCGTGAAGTAGCAAGATATCCAGGAATGGGACAAGGTTCACCTTTAATGGGTGCCGGTGCTCCTAACCAAGCAATCTATGCTGGTGGACAGTATGGACAAGCTCAGTTCGTAGCAGGCGAGCCTGTTATGCCTTCTGGATTCGTGTTTGAAGGAGTAAGATTCTTTGAATCTACAAACTTCCCATCTAAGACAATTTCGGTCGATATTGGAGATGGTAACGGAGCAGCTACAAAGACAACTCCAGCAGGATTGTTCTTTGGTCCACAAGCAATTGGTGTTGGTATCGGTGGTCCTAACGCTCAAGTTTTAATTAATAATAATGATGATTTCTCAAGATTTATCATTCTTATATGGCAGTTATATGCTGGTTTCGCAAACTTGAATAAGGACTTCATTACCACTTCCTTTACAATTACAGAATAAGGAGGATTAACTAATGGCAACTTACAAAAGTGACGCAGGAGCAATCCTAGAACCAGGTAATCAAATTAATCGTTTATCATCTTTCAACCATGAAGGTGTTAAGGGTTGGCCTGGAATTGAAGCTTTCGAGCAAATTGGTTTCGTAAAAGTCAATAATGCAGCAGCTGATAAAGCTAGTTTTAAGAGCTTCAGTATAACTGTCCCTTCTCCAGATAGAAGAGTCAGTGATCGTGTTAGAGATGATCGTACAAGTTTAGTAGTTAAGGCAAGTTCAACAAGACCAGCATATATCTATGGTGCGTCTATAGCTCTTGCTCAAGATGACCCTGCAGGTGGTCTTGCTTCTTTCCCAGCATCTCCTATAACAGCAGATCTAGTTGGTACTAATACAGAAAGACTTCTACTTGGTCCTGACAATGGTGGTTCACCTTTTGGTATTCCATCAACTCAGCAAAATGGTTTAGCAGCAGCAACCAGTTCTATAGCTTTCTCAGGAACAGCTATTACTCAAGGAACAGGTGCAGTTACAGCAGCCGGAATACCTTTCTGGACAGTCGTAACTGGTGGTGGTATTACTGCAGCTAATGCAGCTAATTCCATGTTGTTTAAAGTAACAGCTGACACTACATACAAAGTGTTTAACGTCAACGCTGTAACAGATACTTCTGTGAACGGTGATGGTATTTCTATATCTGCAGATGACATCACTGCAGGTAAGGCAGCTTACCTTGTTTGTCGTGTTAACTACTTACGTCCAGCAGCAGAGGTTGCATGGAGTGATATTTCATCCTTCATCGACTTTGCTTCTCAAGTAGGCGGTACAGACTCTTAATTCATATTTTTAGAATTAGTTGAAATGGCGAGTCTTTATGGCTCGCTTTTTCATTGTCAAGAAAAATTTATTGAGTTAAGCTATTTAAAGAAGAAATTTTTTTAATTATGTTGTATCAACACAAAATTACTGGAGGAATAGTAGAAAAGGTATCTCAGCATGGAGAAGGAGTCTCAATGGTAATTAATGCTAATGATGAAGCCGAATATGTTAATGATGATGATTTAATACCTTGTGTAGGAGCTACTTCTGAAAAGATTAAGACAGAAGAGAGACTAAAAGCAGATTTAAAATCCACTGGGGATAAAGAAGCAAAAGTTAGTAATAAAGAAACTTTTCCTTATGACACTAGATTAAATATAAATACTGCTGGTGCTAGACAAATAGCAGATACATTACCTGGGGTTGGTTTGAAAACTGCAAGAGATATAAAGGATTTACAAACTACACTTTCGGGAGAACGGTTTACAAAATTAGAACAATTAAGAGGTATAAAACGTATAGATTGGGATGAGATATTTAAAGAAAACTTAGTAAGAGTAGACTAGTAACAGGTAAATTTTACTTGTTTGAATGAAGCTCGATACCTTTATACAGTCAAAAGTACGGTGGCATTTAGGTTATAACTTAACTTCAATACCTGCTGGCGACCAAGCTCGATTAGAAGAAGCACTTAACAATGTTCAAGATTCTTTTTGGGTCAGTAAGATTGTTGAGCAGTTAGGTCGTTGTGATGAAGCTGAGAAGCGTACAGATATGACTGGAAGTATTAATAACAATACTCTTCCAAGAAATAGAATAGAAAGTATTGCTGGTGATGTTGATAGAACAGTTGCAACTTCAGATTTTCGTGAAACTTTAAAAACTTGGACAGAAATTTATATTTATGAAACTGATAGATTAGCAATGCATTTATATGTTCCTAATTATCGAAATCCAGCTCAAGCTAGATATAGATTTAATAGAGAAGGTGCAGAGTTTATACAAGCATTACCTGGACCAGCTGACGTTGCTGTAGGTACTAGACTCCTTTTAGAAGTTAGTCATAGATAAAAATGGTTTTACCTTCTACTAAACTCGGATACACTTTAGGTATTAAAAGAGATAGGGACATTATAAGTCCAAGAGAAAGACAAAAAGCTAGTCCTTTCAAAGGAAGAAGACGTACTAGAATGGCAGGAGAAAAACGAGTAGATATATTTTCTGTTCGTCCTGATGAAGCACCTTTTTCTTATACAAAAGGTACTAATCTACCTAAACGGTTTACTCAAACTTTAGACATTCCAATAGAAAAGGAGGAAGAAAACTAAATGGCTAACAAAAAAGGTAAAATGCCACCACAGTTATTAGAGTATTTTAAAAACAAGAATAAAAAGAAAGAAGATGGTAAAGAAATGTCTGAAAAAGAAAAGCGTAAAGAAGCTTTAGATAAGTCTAAAATGGCTAAAAATAAAAAAGAAGATAAGTAAAATGATACCTGAAAGTTATGCAGGTTATCCAGTAGAAGTATTAAAAAACGATTTTTATAAAAGAAATACACATATTTCAGGAGCTGCAGAGGGTGGATTTGATACTGGACAACCTCCATTTATCTCTATAAATGGTTATGCTCCACAAATGAAAAACCCTGCTGCAGTTAAAAATTTATTAAGACTAGAAGCTAGTCGCCATCTCATGGACGAAATTGATTATAATCCAAAATGGGATATTACATCTTCTCAAAAAAAATTTCAAGAATCTTTTAGAGGATTAGAAGGAGGTAAATACTACGCAGATAATATAGCTAATAGTTTTAGAGAGACATTAATTTCTCGTTCAGTTGGCATGCCTTTAAAACATGGAGATGAACGTAATTATACTTGGGATGCTCAAACTGTGGTAAACCCTGAGACAGGAAAATATTTTGTTGATGAGACTATAGATCCACCTCTACTTACCGATGATCAAATAAAAGACAGGAATATGTTTGATCAAATGCTTTTTAATAGAGAACTCATTAATAAAGTTAAAACAGGACAATTATGATAATTAATCGTCAAAAAAACCTTGCTTTATAATTAAACTAAGTCTATGAATAAATAACGTGGCAAGTAGTAGTTCAAACAAACAACCTTTAATGGTTGACCGCCCAGCGACAACATCAACACTATGTACAGTTGCGTCAGGACAATCATTTTTAACAAGTTTAATTCCAACAGCGGTTGGTAATGCAACAAAAGTATTTGATGTTGACTCTGCATTAACTGATACTTCTATTAGTGGAGCATATATTGATGAAATTTGGTTTACTTATACAAAAAGAGTTATAGAGAAAATAGATGCAGTGACGGCTCCAACATTAACTTACTCAGCTACTGGAGCTGTATGTACTGTTACTGCAGCAGGTGGACATAATTTAGAGATCGGACAAAAAGTATTTTTAGATTTTAAAACTTATAGTGCAGGGACTTTTCCAACCGATGATACATTTACAGTTCAAGATACAGCAAACTTTACATCAACAACATTTGATGTAACCGTACCTGCTATTGGAGGTGGGGCAACTATCACTGGTAACGTAGATGCTTCTCTTCCTATAGATTTCTGTATTTATCTTGTAAATACAGGAACAATTACAAATATTAATCAGTTTTTCCCTTTATTTGTTCAGAGTATTCCTCAAGTAGCAGAAAATCAAATATTAAGTACAACATTGACTGAAAAACTTCCTTTAATTAATCACCCTGTAGTTCAATCAGGAGCTGCAAACTTTGCTGGTGCTAATAATGAGATAGCTCCAAAGCAAAGAGGTTTAATGCTTAAAAGAGGTCAAGCTTTATATGTAGCTGCTAGTGGAGCAACAGCTCTAACTAATGGATTTTATTGTAATCTTCAAGGCGGTTTCTACTAAGTACCATGTCATTCGGATTTAAAAAATTCGAAGATAAATCAAATTTCGAATTAAAAAATAATTTTAAAAACTTTGAAAATATTCCAAAAAAACCTAGTGTCTATCCACGAGGGTCTGATGGTTATGCGTTAGAAAGTGAAGTAAAATTTTATAATCAAGATTCTTTATGGACTAGGTGGAGAAGAGGTTATGAATTATATACATTTACACAGCAGATATTAGGATCTACATCAAAAGAAAGAGATAGAAGAGGCGACTATAGATTATTTTTTACTTTTCAACAATTCCCTGGAGTTTTTATACCTGCCAGAATATTTACTTTTCCGTCAACTAATCAAGAATTAGGAGAACATATTTGTGGAATGCGTGACACAGATGGATTTAGTTTTTATGATTTTGGATTACCAATATTAGATGTAAGATATTTAGCTCCTTCTGTAAGTGCCACTTATTCTCAAAATGGTACAACATTAGTAGTAACTAAAACTGATCATGGATTATTCCCTGGAGATAATGTTTTCCTAGATATATCTACAGGAGCTGCGACAGATGAGACTCTGACAATAGTAAGTAAGACACAAAATACTTTTACCCTTACAGCTACTAATGCTGCAGTTACGGCAGGAAATGTTACTTATCATAATTCAACAGCATTTAATGATACTCGTTGGAGATTTGTAAGAGTAAAACTTAGATCTTTACCTACAGAAGTTGCATTTTTAGCAGGAGAAAGAATGGCAGATCGGATTATAGAAAAAGATACTGGTATTGATTCTACTTATTCAAGAGTAGGATCTGAAGTAACTGTGACATGTAGTTCTGTTCATGGATTATCTTCTGACAATAAAGTTTTTGTTGATGTCAGTACAGGAAATTTAGCTTCCGGTAGATATACAATCGAAGTTATAAATACTACAAAATTTAAATTCACAACAATACCAAGTGGAAATACTGCAGGAAATTTAAAATTAAGCAGATTACTTAGAGGATTTAGATACGATGATTATGTTGGATATACGGTTACAGGATCTGACGCAACTACTAATGAAATTATCTTTCAAAAAGCTGATAGTTATGGAGCGAAGACTGTGGATACTATTGCTAAAACAACAGTACCAGCTCATAGGGGTTTTGCCGTTGGTAGATTTTTAACAACAGAATTAAGGTGGAATTGCTCTTGTCAAGATTTTTCTAGAAGAGACAATTATAATTTATTTAGTCAAAACAACCATGAAAGATTTCCTGTAACAGCTCTCAGAGATACAAAGCCAGGTAATGTTTTACAAAATGATGGTAGTGTATCTGAAAGTAGAGATGAACCAGGTGTTTTTCGAGATCTCGGTTATGTCACAATAAACAATTTTTATGAATTACCTGAATATGAAGATGAAAAAGAATTTTCTTTTCAAAATCTTTTATATTATCAACTTCGTTGGTGCAAGCATATTTACGCTGCTATGTGGTCGATATTGCACGATGAAGGTAATGAGCCATTAAAGTTAGCTGCCAAATACACACAAAACGGTATAAATATTACTGTTGATTTTGAAGAACATAATTTAAATAAAAACGATAAAATTCAATTAAATTTTACAAGTGGTAATGCAATATCGGGAGAATATACTATCAGTGACGTACCAAATCCAAATAGTTTTGTTGTTATATATCCTTTTGATCAAACTACAGGTGGTTATGTAACTGTAGAAAATTTAAAAAAACATGAATATGTTGGAGCATGGTTGTTAGAGCCAAGTGATAGACCTTTAGGAAAAGGTTACGAAAATTGGGAAAAGAGATGGGCTAAAGAGAAAAGAAAAATGCAAGAAGCTGTAGAGGTTTTTGCTCTTTATAATCGATCAACAAAATGGGAAGGTAATAAAAATATTATTGGAGATTTTAATTTGCCCCAAGATGTAGCT